GCAACCCGGTACAGACCTAGACCAGATCATGTATCGTTCAGGTCAACGTAGTGTCGTGGACTGGGTTGCTTCTAGACTTTCTGATGGAGAATTACCATGGGCATCGGTGGAGCCTTGATGCAAAACCCTCGGTTCCGTAAACAAATCATGGAACAAAATAAACAAACAGATCCAGCAACAGAGCAGCAGAAACAAACCGCTGCAGACATCCGAAACTTTGGTTTGATGAGTGCATATTATGGTAGACCAGCTGCAGCACAACGTATGAACGCAGCTCTACGTGTCCGTGCATCTGAATTTTCACCTAGCACTGCACGTCGAATGAATCGCAAAGGAGGTTAACTATGTGCGGCGGACAAAAGAAAGCTCACCACGCAGCTGAAGAAGCTAAGCGGCGAGCCGGGCAAGAAGAAGCCAGAATGCGGCAGGAAATGGAAGCCGCTGAAAAACGTAACAGGGAGCTGGCTGAAGCCCTCAAACCTGTACCCACTGCTTACACGCCACCTCCGGTAAGCTCCAATGCTATGCTTGGTAGCGCCTCTGTGCGTCCCAAGAAAGCACGTAAGACCAGCAGCCTGGGTGCCCGCCGTGGCATCTCCCAGCTGCGTATCCCACTCAATGTCGGACAATCCGCAACTGGCGGTACTAACTTACCTACCTAGATAAATGCAAGCTAAAAGCAGGTACGATGATCTAACCAGTGACCGGCAACATTTTCTAGACATTGCAGTTCAGTGTTCTGAGCTGACCCTTCCTTACCTCATCCAACGTGATGAGATCAGACCTACCTACAAGCAACTGATTCAACCTTGGCAAGCAGTTGGAGCTAAGGGTGTTGTGACGTTGGCAGCTAAGCTGATGCTTAGTTTGCTTCCCCCACAAACCACGTTCTTCAAACTGCAGCTGCGTGACGACAAGCTAGGCACTGAGCTGCCTGCTGAGATGCGCTCCGAGTTGGATCTAAACTTTGCTAAGATTGAACGTATGGTGATGGACTCGATTGCTGCTTCCAGCGATCGTGTCGTTGTGCACCAGGCGCTCAAGCATCTGGTGGTCGGCGGTAACGCCTTGATCTACATGGGTAAGGACGGGCTCAAGCATTACCCACTGAACCGTTATGTTGTAGAACGTGATGGCAACGGTAACGTAATTGAGATCGTAACCAAAGAACTGATCAACAAAAAACTTCTGCCAAAAAATTTGGTGGAGAAACAGAGCACCAATGATGTAATTGGTAGCACGATTAACAAAGACGAAGTAGAAATCTACACTCACGTCAAGCTTGATAACAACCGCTGGGTCTGGTATCAAGAGGCTATGGACCAACGTGTCCCTGGCAGCGAAGGTAAAGCTCCGAAGGATGCAAGCCCCTGGCTGGTACTGAGGTTCAACACCGTCGATGGTGAGAGCTATGGTCGCGGTCGTTGCGAGGAGTTCCTCGGAGATCTGAAGTCACTTAACGCACTGTCACAAGCCATCGTCGAAGGCAGCGCAGCAGCTGCTAAGGTAGTCTTTGTAGTGTCACCCTCAAGCACTACCAAGCCAGCTACCATCGCCCAGGCAGGCAACGGAGCGATCGTTCAAGGTCGCCCAGAAGACATCGGTGTTATCCAAGTGGGTAAGACTGCTGACTTCCAGACTGCCATGACGATGATGCAGCAGCTTGAGCGACGCTTGGCTGAGGCATTCCTTGTGCTCACTGTCCGTCAATCTGAGCGGACTACAGCTGAAGAGGTACGACTCACCCAACTCGAACTAGAGCAACAGCTCGGTGGTCTCTTCTCCCTGCTGACTAATGAGTTCCTGGTTCCTTATCTGAACCGTAAGCTCTTGGTCCTGCAGCGTAGCGGAGAGTTGCCTAAGATCCCCAAAGATCTAGTCAGCCCCACGATTGTTGCTGGTATCAATGCACTTGGTCGGGGTCAAGATCGTGAATCACTTACCACATTTATTGGTACGATTGCTCAAACTCTTGGACCTGAAGCGCTAATTAAATACATCAATCCTGATGAAGCTATCAAACGTCTGGCAGCTGCACAAGGTATCGACGTATTGAACCTTGTCAAGAGCATGGAGGATCAGGAAGCAGAAGCTGAGGCACAGATGCAGCAAGAGCAAGACATGGCTATGATGCAAGCTGTCCCCAGTGCTATGAAGGCACCTCTCCTTGACCCTACAAAGAACCCAAACGCTGGTGAAATTGTCAACAACGCTTTGGGAGCAGACCTCATTCCCCCTAATGAATAAGTATGGCAGAAGTCATGACCTATGATGCCAGCAACGATTCGGTCGTGCTGGAATCCATTGAATCAAATGAAGCTGAAGCTCTTGCCATTGGTGAGGAGCTACAAGCTCAGCAAGAAAACCGTCTTGCTGGTAAGTACAAGAATGCTCAAGAGCTTGAGAAAGCTTACATGGAGCTAGAAAAGAAGCTTGGTGCTCAAGAGAAAGAGGAGCCACAAGCTGAGCAAACTGAAGAAGCTGAAGAAGCATCTGAAGAATCAACTGACGAAGCTGTTGATTTCCTGTGGCAAGTCAATGACGAGTTCGAGAAATCCAACGGTAAACTCAGTGAGGAGACTATGGAGAAGTTCAGCCAGATGACCTCACGGGAACTGGTTGAAGCTTTCTTCCGTTATCAAGATACTGTCGAACAAGCTCCTGCACCTCAAGGTGTAGAACTGTCTGACGCTGAGGTCACCCAAGTTCAGAATTATGTGGGTGGTCCTGAGAAGTACAACGAGCTTGTTTCTTGGGCAGCTGATAACTTCTCTGAAGAAGAAGTCCAAGCATTTGATAGTGTTGTAGAGACTGGTAATATCCCAGCTATTCGTCTGGCACTACAAGCTTTACAATACCGCTATCAAGATACTATGGGCTACGAAGGAGAAACCTTGCAGGGTAAACCTGCTAAATCACGTGACGAGTTCAAGAGTCAAGCTGAACTTGTACGCGCTATGAGCGACCCACGTTATGACCGTGACCCCGCTTACCGCATGGAAGTCATGGAAAAACTTGAACGCTCTGGACTTACTTTTTAATGAACGACACTAACATCTGGGCTAAAGAGCCACCCCTCATTATGACTGATCATCCTTACGGTGTCCCACATAACGAACGAGCTGAGCAGCTCAACGGTCGCCTTGCTATGCTTGGCATCATGGCTGCTCTTGGCGCTTACGCGCTAACTGGCCAAATCATTCCTGGTATCTGGTAATGCCACTTAAGAAGGGTAAGTCTCAAAAGACTGTTTCATCTAACATTAGTAAACTGAAGATTGAAGGCTACCCTCAAAAGCAGGCAGTAGCTATTGCATTAAGCAAAGCTGGTAAATCTAAAAAAAGGAAGTAACCATGCCTCAAGGTAAAGGAACCTACGGTTCAAAAAAAGGTCGTCCCCCTAAGAAAGGGACAAAAAAGTAATGGCTAAACGTGGTCTTTACGCAAACATCCACGCCAAACGCAAACGTATTGCTGCTGGCAGTGGTGAGAAAATGAGAAAGCCTGGGTCCAAAGGAGCGCCCACGGCTGCTAACTTCAAACGCTCCGCTAAAACTGCTAAACGTAACAAACTCAAAATCAAGAAATGAAATTCCTCGCTATCCTCCCCGCCGTCGCTCTGCTGTCTGCCCCCGCTTTCGCTGCTCCCTACGTTAACGTGGAAGCGAACTCCGGTTTTACCGGCAGTGACTACACCGGCACCTCCACTGACTTCCACGTTGGTGTGGACGGTGAAGAAGGTGTTGCCTCTTGGTACATCCAAGGTGGTCCCACCGTTGTCAGCCCCGACGGGGGTGAAGCTGAAACCATCCTGACTGCTAAAGTTGGTGGTGGTGTTGGCGTTTCTGATGCACTCTCCGTATACGGTGAGATCTCTGCTGCTTTCGACGACACTAATTCCTACGGAACCAAAGCTGGTCTGAAGTATCGCTTCTGATGAAGTATAGGGCTGGACTGGACAAGCGCCTTGCCAGCCCTTACCAAAGTGCGCTCATACATACCCGAACAAACACACGCACTTACTACTTTAATGACTGCTTCAATCGCTCTACAAAAACAGTCAAGTGCCTGGGATCAATTTTGTGCCTGGGTAACTTCGACTAATAACCGTCTTTACGTCGGCTGGTTTGGTGTCCTGATGATTCCCTGCCTGCTGGCTGCTACCATTTGTTTTATCGTTGCCTTCGTGGCAGCGCCACCTGTTGACATTGATGGAATCCGTGAACCCGTCGCAGGCTCCCTGCTGTATGGAAACAATATCATATCGGGAGCCGTCGTTCCGAGCAGCAATGCCATCGGACTACACTTCTACCCAATTTGGGAAGCTGCTTCACTTGATGAATGG